CCCAACTTCATGCAGCCGTGACTTAACTGCCTGCTCAAAGAGAAAGGGATCCTCACAGATCAGGAGGAAGGCACTATCCGAATGCGAATGCTGAATCCACCAGTCGTAGTCAGGCTTCTTCATTGTCAGCCACGAGCCGATCTATTACTTGCTGTTTCAGGTTATCGTGCGACTGATCGACCAGTTCCGCGATCACACTGACGAGTGCGTCGGTCAGCGGATCTGCCGTATACCGATTGACCGCTGATTCAAGCACCACGGCAGCATTGGCGGCTGCAATATCAGCGGCTGACTTTTGCACAATCCCGTTCTCCCATTTTTCAGTGCGTGGGTCGGGTCGGCGTTCTGGCTCAACACGCGCTTCGGTCGGTGACAGGTCATACTTCACATCGTCGCCGGGTGCGCTGTAAAGAAATTCGCCAGTCGTACTGTCGATGATCCATTCGTGATTCATGTTTCTCTACCCCGCTGCAATCTTGTACGCGCAGGTTCCGCTGGGCGTGAGATAGGTGTTGGCGTTCGCCACACTCATCACAAGTTTGAGCGTAACGGTGATGTCACTATCGAATGCCGGAGTACTCCAATTCGCCGCTGAAGAGTTACTATCGAAACTCGCGCCCTGTGGAACGCTGGTGCTGATGTCACGGTTATAACTCCACACGTCGTTCACAACACGGTGAAACTCGGCCATCAGTTGCCGCGTCCGAATCGTCGCGTTGTCGCCAATGCTACGCGCCCCCTCAAACGCTTGGGTGTCAGAATTGACGCCGTAATAATACGTAAAGTTTGAAGAACTTCCGCTGTTGTTTTTTAGTAAGTACGAACAAAACACCCGGATCACATCTCCTGCCGCCCACGTATCTGCTGGCACGGTAAAGGTGACAAACGCGGTGCTTGATGTGGTGTTGACAACCTGAGCTTGGGTAACAGAGTAACTCGTCACGGCTCCTGAACTAATCGAAGCCCACGCACTATCTCCTCGTAGGTATGTGCTACTGGATGCCGTCCCTGACCCGAGTCGGGCGGTTCCCACGGTGCCAGATGTAATGTTGCCAGCAGCATCACAGCCAATACTGGCTCGTAGGGTTGATCCAGCTTCAGCAACCGGATCTGTGGTGCCATCTCCAACAATCATCTCACCGTTAGCTAAGACGGCCATTGCTTGGATGTTACCCGTTCCGTTACCAAGCAACACACCACCGTCTGTAAGTGTCGATACCCCTGTGCCTCCGTCTGCAACAGGAACATCCGTGCCTCCTGCACGATAAATAATGTTGCCCTCGATGTTGACATCGCCAGAACTTGCTTTGGTGAGTGTCGTATCAGTCGCATGGCCGAGTTCAATGCCTGTGAATTGAGGACTATCGCCTGTCCCGACGCCAATACTGGTACGTAACGTGGCCCCGCCTTCTGCGACAGGATCGGTTGTTCCATCACCGACAACCATTTCCCCATCTGCCAACACCGCCATCTGATTGATAGCGGCAGTCCCTTTACCTATTAGGATGCCTCCATCTGTGAGGGTTGATCGGCCCGTCCCACCTTTATTGACGGCAACCGCACTACTCAGATTCCCCGGATCAAGGTAATAAGTACCCTCCTGATCATCAAGTTTGTCAACATTGAGGTTGGCTACTTTGGTCGTAGACGCAATCGTCAGAGGAGCCGTGCCTGTGGAGACATCAGCCTCTAGGGTTTGGGCGCGGATTTCATAGGCTCCAGCATCCCAGTTCGCAGTCAGGGCAACCGTGCCATTCGCCTTCACAAAGCCTGTGGCCTCAATCCCGTCGAGCTTATCGGCATCCAGATTCGCCACCACCGCTGCACCAGAAACTACCGCAAACGGCGCATTGGTGCTGCGACTAAAGGTGTGTAATCCGGTAATCGTGTAGGCGTTCTCTTCCGTAACAAGAGTATTGCCGGAGAGATCCGCATCTGCGTTAGCAACTTGAATATCAGCCATTTATTGCACCTTGTAGCCAACATTGATAACAATCGTGGCCGCCCCGGTGCCGGTCGTTTCGGCATTCAGGAGCGTATTGGAGGACAACACTAGTCCAATCCCGTCATACCACCGATCTAATGACGCCGTACCATCTGTGGTTTCGAACGCCGCCAGCACATTACCCCCGGCAGCATCTTCAATCCGCACCAACGAGGCATTGCCTTCTACCTCTACATCAATCGTGATCCACTTCACATGGATCTGTTGATTGATGCCGGGAGCCGCAATGACGGTGGTGTCTGTATTTGTCGTAATCCGTGAGTTCGCGGTAAATTCACCTCGTGCCATGAAGCACTCCTATTCTGAATGGAAATAACGATAGTCATACCCCGGCGTACGGTCACGATTGAATCGCGCTAACGCATCAATCGCCGGTTTGAATACTTCCATGCCCGTGGCAGCCACCGCTGTAATGTCGTCATCCTTACCAGCACGAAGTAATTTTGTGGCATACGCAGCAACCGGCATCAAGGCAATGTCTGGATACGCAAAGGTACCGCTTGCAGTCACAGCATTCGCTGCCTTAAAGCCATACCACCGCACAGTGTGTGTGCCATCCGGGAGTGGATCCCAGTAAATCTTTGATCCATCTGTCCAATACCGACTGGGTTTGCCTGTGGTCGTCGCGTTGTATTGCAGCGTGGGGGCTAAGCGTTGAGACTGATAGTAGTCCCCCGTGTAGCCCACTCGCTCCAAGTCCCATCCCGGACGACTCGTGGAGGGATCAATGTACTGCAAACGATCAATGCGTAAGAGCCCTGTCGGAAAGGTGGTAGATTCTGTGCTGGCAGCAGTTGTGATGGTGCCAATCGTTGACCCGAACACATTGGGCTCCAACGCCAGAATGGATTCAAGGTAATCCTGTGAGGCATTTACCGCACGTAATGCCAAGGTCACCCCGGATTCCCCGGACTGTGCCTGCAACCCACGATCCATCACTTCCATCAAGTCGAGAATGGACTGTCCAGTTGCCATGTTATTTCGGATCCTCTTGCGCTAACCCTTGAGCCAGCTTCTCCAATGCTCTGCGTATCTGGCTTTCCATAAAAGCCTCTTTATCTTCTTCTTCCCCAAAAGCACCACGCAACGCCTGCTCTAATTGATCCCGCCCAGACAGGACAGGGGCAGGGGGCCCAACAAATTCAGTCAACGCATCAACGTCAATATCTGGCATGGCACGACGATCAGCCCCACCTTTCTCCGACGTACTCTCACGGCGTCGTATTTCGATCTTGTCCCACCTGTCGGATAAGTCATCCAACAGACTCTGATCATCAACCTGTAAAGGCGCTGCTTCAATCTCCTCGATATAAACGGATTTTGGTTCAAGCTCCTTTTTCCGATTAACCTTTTTTCCTTCCTCTTGTGCCATCTAATCCCCCGCGTGATGCTTCACAAATTTACTGCCAGAGGAATGCCCACACATACTGACCTGTATCTTGGTGTGATCCCAATGGTCAGCCCCGGCATCCTCCAGATGTTGTTCGCGGTCAGCATGCTCTCGCTCTTTGTCCCGTTGGGCTTCCTGTTCAATCCGGGCCCAGTATTCCTTCCCGGAATCCCACTTCATCCCACTCTGTTCAAAGATAGCGGCAAAGATCCGCGCATCAAGAGGCACATACCGATGTTGGGAATCCTCCGCCACAAACAACAACAGCCATCCCATAGCAATACGAGGACGGCGATACCACACTAGCCACCGTTCTCTAATGGGATGCCACGTGACATCCAGATCAGGATGCACAACATGAAGTTCACGACGAAAACGGTCTGGAGCAAAACGCACCCCAAACCGATTCGGATGCCACCATTGCAAGGACGCCTCACGAGGAGGAGCTTTGGGCGACGCAAGAGGGATCTGCATCTGCTCTTGCGACGGGACGCCTTGCAACATCGTTAACCAAACACCTTCAATCCAAACTCACGAACACGATCATCCTTACTGGTTTTACAGTGACGGGACATCCGCGCTTTTGCCATGTTATAGGCACTACGAGAATCAGGATTATAGTTGGTAGCCCAGCCATCAACAGGGCACTGAAGCACACCTTTTTCCGCATCTTCAACCAAGGCATCAGGAAGCGGTTCCTCTTCCTTCACCCATGAGGGCTTGAAGTCTTGTGGTGTGCCAACGTCATGGAGTTCAACCCGAAACGGTTGCCGTTTACCGTCAGCATCCATGTAAGTGGTAACCCGAGAAGAATCAGATCCCACAGCCCCACGATGTGGGCGACCTTTGCCGTCCCATGCGTGTAGTGTCGGGAATCTAGGAGCGCCTCGTTTTGCATCTGCTGCCCACCGATCCCACTCTCGTAAATACAGTTCAATCGAAGATGTAATAGGTGCGTGTCCAACCCATGAGGTGCCTCGGTGCTTTTGCAACTCATCCAGCTCATACACTTTCCCAAGGACTTCCTCAACAGCTTCCGCACATACCCCTTTCGGAAGAGGGGACTGCATAACAGCAACAGGGGATTCTCCCATGTGTTTCAGGAAAAAGCGATTCTCCGCAATTGAATACAAGACCGGATCAAAAATCTCCATAACTCCTCTAATACGTTGTATTCGTCCGAACTGGCTTCAGCACCACATGCACAGCACCTTCATATGCTGTTACCGTTCCGGTGTAATTCAACGATAGTTGTTCCCCTTTATCGAGTTTGCGATTTGCCAACGTCGAGGTCAGGGTGGATTGAACTGGCGTATTTGCGGTGCTATCCAACGCTAACGCCGAACTCAATGCTGTTGTAAGACTGGCTGGAGCAGTACCAGATGCGGCGACACCCACATCCAACGTCGTGCTGCTGGCTCCAGCCGTACTATGAACCTCACGCACATCCATGATTTCGTAATCTTGGTCAGCGACAAAGATCCCCGTATCAGCAGCTTCTCCTGCTGAAATGGTATAAGCCACATGAACCGGCGCGAGTCGTGCGATTGCTTTGATTCCCATATCTACCTTCTTTCTGGCGAAGTGACAGGGGAGCAGGGTGGCTAGGAACACCCCACTCCCCTCACCTACTCAGTTTACGATTCTGCTACATCTTCGATTTTCGCACCAGCTGCTGGGTTGTCACTCAGCAACTGCCCCTGCCAGTACCACGCCACCTCAAAGGTGGTTGATGTGGTCTGACGGAAGAACGATGTTCCGTCGAAGATTTCACTGACTGGACGCGGCACCGGATGTTCCCCGTGACCGAGGTAGAAGTGCTTTTTGTCCATGCCAATGATGGTGTTGGCTGCGAAATAGGGATCCACATGCCAAGGATTACCAGAGAAGCGGTAAATGGTTTGTCCATCTCCACCATCTTCACCCTTTTGCTGTGCGCCCCCGGAGCGTCCAACACCAGACCCACCATCCAACGCTTTCGGTGAACTCATCGCAAAGTAAGTATCTTCGCGGAGGAGTTCGTGATAGCGCCGTACGATAGCGAGGTTTGATACATAGGCGTTCAAGGAACCGCCGCCTTTTTCACGGACGGAATCCTCAAGCTGCATAATGAGGTCTTCGGTCAAGGCACGGTTCGTGCCACTATTGCTCAACACAATAGACTTCCAGAACTCATTACCCGCTGTGCTGCGGTTAATCCCACCAAAGTTGCCGACCGATGCCCCCGGAGGGTTCGCGTCGTCAATAATGCTCAACAAGCCATTCGTGTGATAGGCAATCCCACTGCCAACGGTATCCTGAATAACCATGTAATCCGTTGCAGCTGTCCCGGATGGTGCGCCCGAAAGCGTCACTGTCCGATTGGGTACGTCAACAGCATTGACTGTGAGGGAGTTCCCCAACACAGAGGTGTTGTTTGACGCATCCATGACATCCACCACCATCCCGACATCTACACTCGGAAGTGAGTTGACGGTAATTTCGGTTGCGTCATCAGCTGCTGGAAGAATGGCTAACTTGCCAAGCCCATCAGAGATGAGGTCAGCGTTAATCATCTTCAGGATACGGCGACGGAACCCTTCTTCCATCATCTTCAACGCAGTCTGGAACGCAAACTTTGAGTTCCGTGCGTCTTGGAGAAGTTTCCACGACATATTGTACAGTCCCGCAAATTCTGTGAGACTGAAGTTGGCCTCTGCCGTGTCGGGATTGAGGTTGGACGGCAACGAGCCGCCTTCCGCTAATCCGGTCCACGCGCCGGGGTTTTTCACCATGATCGGCATGATGAACTGGCCCCGACCACCGAGGGGTTTCTTCATCTTCTGGAACATATTCCAGCAGACGACTTCTTGATTGACGAGGTATTGGACCTGATCCACACCATAGGTGTATTTCAGGGCTTCTACGACATCTGTAGTGCTAGCCAAGATTCCACTCCTTCCGCACAGGAAGGATCGTCCTCACTCTGATTGCCCAGGATTGATCATGGGCCACAATTC